CTACAGGACCAACTGGTTCGACAGGTGCTACAGGAGCAACTGGAGCAACTGGAGCAACTGGAGCAACTGGAGCAACTGGAGCAACTGGAGCAACTGGTCCAGCTAGTCCACAAAGTTATGCATATATAGTAACAGGTGTTACTGGAACTACTACTTTAGGAGCCCAAAATACATATGTAAAAATGGGAGCATTAGATACCTCTATATCACTACATAATTTTACTTTAACTTCTGCAAATTTACTTACATTCAATGGTACAAGTGGAACAGTTCTATATATATTAGCAACAGTGACAAATTACGATTCCAATGTTTCCATAACTGCCCCGGGATATGCAATATTTCAAAATGGATCTAAATCTACGGTTTTGACAGGGCCCTGTGCAAATGTTGTGATTACAAATACCAACCAAGCCCCTGTTACTTTTGGTGGAATATTAACAGCTAATAATGGAGATACATTCTCTTTATATATGGCACCAACAAATGGATCATCTAGTTCCATTTTAACATGTGTTCCTAATACAGTTAATGGTAGTACAAATTTAACAATATGTTCATTATAACTTTTATCTGACGTAGATATATAATCAATTGTCAAGCGTTGAATCAATATTAATGTTAGGAACTGCTGAATTTATAGAACTGGATAATGTAAATACTAATTTAACTCCTGGTTCTCCATTAGCAATAAATACTCAAGTGTTTAATAATATGCCAACTAATATAGTTGCATCAACATGGGGTAATGGCACTGCATTTACTCTTACTGCTGGCACATATATATTCGATTATGAAACAAGTTTTACTGGAACTCGCACAGGAGCAGCTTCTATTGCTCTTTATACAGGCCCAAACACATCATCTCTTACCATTGATAATAATACTCTTGCATGTGCATCAACTAGCGTATCATGGATTCACGGAAGAGCAGTTGTTGATGTTGCTGATACATTAGTTGTTGCTATCTGTAGTTTGTATAATACTGTTTCTGTTGCTTACGTTCTTGGTACTACATGCTATGTTGTAAGATTAACTGTAATTAAAGTTGCATAATCATTTTAAATCTCATATAGATATATAATACGATGTCGAGTGTTGAATCACTATTACAGCCAAACAATTTTTCGATCTATGCGAGAGCGGTTAATGCCGTTTCGAGTGCAGGACCAGTTCAATTAACTATAGCAACAGGTGCCACAGGCATAGGCTATCAACTGGATTTATCACAGTCACAATTTTTAAATAGTAGTGTTGCACTTTCAGCTAAAATTAATAGTTCTAATGCTGCATTAACTGCTGCCGGTAACTTTCTAATTAATGGATCTTATATTAATAACGCTGGTACTGTTTCACAATCTGGTACTACAAATGATATTGGAGATTCTGGTTCTTTTACTCCTGTTCCAGTATGGACTATTTCTGGTAATCTTGCAACACTAGTTGTTGGAAGTACATCTTATCCTTCGACAAGTACAGTTAATGTAAGTTATACAATTAATACCGTCTAAATATTAAAATAGTTAGTATAATACTGATATTTTAATCAATTAATAATATTAATGCTTATCGGTGCATTCTATGTTTGAGTGATTTTCGGGACATTCTTGCACCGGCTTTAACACCATATGCACGAACACCACCGTCATCACCACCATCGTCTCCACCATCTTCACCTAAACCCAAGAGTGGTGCTGCAACTTTAGCAATGTCTAAACCCTTCGAAAGATAAGGTTTAATTCTATGCCATATGCTCACCAGCTTATCTTTTAGATCAGAAAGGAAGTTTCCACCATTGATATGACGCACTTCTGAGTAGGTAATCATAGCATGGGCAGTCTGTTTGTGGCTGTCCAGAATATCATTAGAAGTCAATACGCCGATCAATGCTGAAGTTTGACCATTAAATACTGAAAATATGCCTTGGGAGACCGCAATCACATACAAAGTGGGAGTTATAGTTGCTTTTGAAACGTTCTTAACTGTAACGTTCATTTGTAACATTAATTGGGCCAATTTTCCTGGAGCATCTCGCTGATACCCTTTTTCTTCAAAAGGGGCTAGACTATATCTTAAATCTTATAAATAAGATCCATTAACATTTAGTCGTTGGACTTCACTCATATAATGAGCTTTGCTGCAGATTTTCCTTGAATACTCGATTTCACTTTATGATTATTGCTAATCATTGTTGTAGTGTATTCTATTGGAACTTCCTGCAATTTGAAAATGTCGCTTCTAAAAAGGATTAGAAACTAATGATTGGTGTCATTTTTAAGTTCAATTTATTTTTTAAACTTTCCAAGCCTATGTCCAACATATCGAGGCAGAGCACGGAGCCTGTACCCGCAAATTGATTTTGTGCCATACCAAAACCATTGGCAGTGGTTTTGAATGAATTGAGACCTTGTCCGGACCATGCGGCCCATGACATATTGCATCCATTTTTGACGGATAAGTCATATACGTTAATACCCACACTTTTCAGTGGGGACTAGACTATATCTTAAGTTACAATTATTGTAACCAATAACCTTTTAGTCGTTGAAGTCCACTAACATATGACTGTTAGTATAACCTGCGGATTATCCTTTGCCTAAAATTTTAACATTAGTTTATTGATAAACTATTCGTAGTTAGACATGTAGTTAGGCAACTTGTTTGCTGCGCTCACTGAGGAGATCCCCGCAATTTGGATATTTCACCTATTTTATAGATTAGAATGTGTTTAATAACATTCTATTGTCAACCTGTTTGTTAATTGACGTTTGGAAGCAGAAGCTAGTACCCCACTTCGGTTTCCGAATTGGATACTGATATTCTCTATCGCAAGGAACGTGTCTGGAGTGAATGGATTGGCATAGAGCTGAGCATTTGAGGGTCTTGCAAAGATATACAAACGACTCGGAATCGAGTTGAGCTGGATATTATTTGAAGACACTGTGGTCACTGCATTGGCGGCTATTGCACTAAAATCGGTTGGAAAACGCGTTAATACTTTATGTTTCCATAAAGACTAGACTATATCTTAAGCTACTAATTATAGTAACCAATAATCATTTAGTCGTTGAAGCTTAATCTTAAGTTTACGCTTAGATCTTTGCCTGCGAATTATCCTAATCTAAAATTTTAACGTAATTCAGAAACTAAATTATTCGTAATTAGATATTTTGGATCTCCTCGCAATTTGATTATTTCGTCTTAAAAAGACTAAGATGTTTTTAATGCATCTTTTTGTCGACTAGTTTGTTAATCGATATTAAAGTAAGGATAGTTGTAAACACGACTGAGATTGGCTGCTTTATCACTTAATTGCGGGGTCAAATATTGAAAAAGCAGTAATGGGGACGAATCAGGATATGAGAAGGTTGGGTTACCACCTTGTGTAAAGTTTGAAAATTGCATTGATGTAGTAATAGTTGTTGGGGTCCATGCCACACCGTTTCCGGTAGCGGGCTGCCCAACGTTGTCAACAGCTAACATCCTGTTGCCATTATTGATAAAGTTGAGGGTCATCGTTAATACCCACACTTTTCAGTGGGGACTAGACTATATCTTAAGCTCGGAACTTTCGTTCTAAACCAATTATCTTTTAGTCGTTGAAGCTATCATAATAAAATGATTTGCCTGCGGATTATCCCAATCTAAAATTTTAACGTAATTCAGAAACTAAATTATTCGTAATTAGATTTGTAGGATCTCCCCGCAATTTGATAATTTCGTCATAAAGACTAATATGTATTTTTTATTACATATTTTGTTCGACTATGATACTTTTCTTAATCGAATGTACGTAATCCGTAGAAGCCGCTGTCATCGAATTCGAAGCAGCCCCAAAATAACGGAGAAAGGAAGATAGGCTCGCAACTCACGAAATCGATAATGCTTGTGGCTGTGCCGCCGACATTAGTTTGTGATACTATAGTCCAAGGAAATGCTGCTGGAGCGAGATCGTCGGGCTGATCTTGATAGAGTGAAAAAGGTGATCGGGCACCACCATAAAGGTCATAAAATTCCTGACTTTGGCAGCAGCCGTATGTTGCTGTTTTTGAATAATCGATCGCTTTGAGCCTTCTATCGATATTAAAATGTTCTGTAGCCGAAATGATATCGGATATGTTAACTGATACTGATTGATTGTTTAAAGTTAATTGCATTGTCGTTGCTACCTCATTTATTCAATGAGGACTAGACTTTATCTTAAGTTACTATTGTAACCAATTATCGTTAAGTCGTTGAAGTTAGACCTTAAGTTTACACTTAGGTCTTTACCTGCGGATTATCCAACTCATATGAATTTCACTGTTTCATAAATTTATGATTTTGTACATATGATATGAGGATCTCCCCGCAATTTGATAATTTCGCCATCTTGGATGACTAAGATGTATAACATCTTTTATTCGACTATTTTGTTAATCGAGACTCTTCATGAGGGGAAAAGAGCGTATGCCGACCTGTCCGGGATTAAACAGATATGTAGCAGGAGTTGTAACTGGAATTCCTGTTGCGGTACAGGTCAGACGAACTGGGACCTGTAGGTGCACCCTTCTATCGACCCAAACATTTTGTGATGTAGGAGGACAACTGAAGTTAATAGATGAAGAGGAAATAGAAGTGGTTGTGAATGCTTTGTAAAGAACCGTTTACTACCTCATCTCTCGATGAGGACTAGACTATATCTTAAGCTGATTTGTTCAGCCAAAAACCATTTAGTCGTTGAAACTAGACCGATTAGAGTCTTTGTCTGCGGATTATCCTAATCTAAAATTTTAACGTAATTTAGAAACTAAACTATTCGTAATTAGATATTGAGGAACTCCCCGCAATTTGGTAATTTCGCCAGTTTGTAGGTACAAACCTACTTTAAAACTGACTAAGATGCTTTGAATGCGTCTTCTTAGCGACATTTTACAAAAAAAAAATTTGCATTTTTATCGCTGCCTCCCTTCAAAACAGGGTATATGCGGCTCATGTTACACACCCTCGGGTCATGAACGGTAATCGGATTAAGTTTGTCTACTGCTAAACTCATTGTATTAGTATTATAATCTTAGATTAGATTTTTAAAATTTAAGATTATTAGATATATTTCAACTGTTGATTTCTATATAGTTTCTTACTGAAGAAACCGATCTTCATAGAAATGGTATCATAAATTGATAGTGTTAATGGATACAGATTATTTAATCTATCAGACCAAAAGAATTCAAGGTCTATCTTCCTCATCGGGTTATCTGATATTAGATCGATTAAGCGGTATAGTTGAGCTGTATAGATTGCAACTGATGTTTGATTTCCAGCTTTGTTTCCTAAATCCAGATAAAAATCTGCTACTATAGGTAAACTATTTGTATTGGATAAGTTCGAGTTACCTGGTGTTGGGAAGAACTCTTTCTGAACTGGCATACTTGTCGTTGTTATTACAATCTTGCGAATACTATTCATATAGTCTGAAGTGGGATACTCTTGTGAAAATATGTATGTACCTCCTGCAGCTCTTGGTGTTAATGGTGAAGCAAAAAGTGGATATCCTGGTGCGACTGGATAGGGAGGTCCTGCTATGTATGAATTATCATATTCTGCTGGAGGTTCCCAAATTTCATATCTACCATTGTTTAAAACATCATTAAATGAAAATAAAAATAGTTGAGCATTGATATTATTAAACACAGTCCAATGAAAGTTTGCTGCTGCTGTCGCATGAACAAAAGACCAAGGCATTATAATCTGTATCAATGAATAATCCTCATTATATACATAATATGGAAAATTACCTGCACCGCCTGGTGATCCAGCTGCGGCCCAGCTGGCCATGAGGGCATTATTCAGCATATCTATTAAATGACCATATGAATATACATAATAGTATGTAGGATCTGAAGTTGATAATTGTTCATCTTGGGGATAATATTCTATTGATTCAGGGAAATTAGCTGCTGCAGGATTTGCTGGTGTTCCAACATTTTGCTGTTGACAAACACCAACTTGAAAAGGAGTTAAGTTAATGTCGGTATTTCCATATATGACCGTAAATTGTTGATTAAAATTAGTAAAACTTGATGATACTGTCAGAACTGTTGCACTTGTAACTCCTGTGATAGTTCCACTTTGACCATATGTAAAGTTAATAGTCCCTCCTATCATATCTGATGTGAACATAGTACCATCCCCAATTACTGTATTACCTGTTTGTGATGCTATTCCGTTATAGAGTGTAGGAGGCACATTTGGCATTACAAATAGAGGAAGGTCTTGAAGAGGTATTTCGAACTTAACAATCGACATATAGTAGTCTGAAGGACGATTAATGATCGGATTATCATACGTGACTTTATAAATAGCTGGTGTGAAAGCCTTTGCATTACCACTGTTATTGCTAACTGTAATGTTTAAATAAATGTTATCACTATCTCCTGTATTCATTATTATATACTTAATGTAGATTTAAATATTAGGTTTACCCAATATTTAAGTTAATAATTTAGGTCTGGTGTTGTCAATAAAGTTACTAAATCATCTGAATCAACATTTTTGAATATGCGGGTAAACTTATCTAAGGACCAATCACGACATGCTATTCTTAGTGCTGACCAGCGACCACATGTTTTGATGCCATTTCCCTTATGTTGAAACTTATGTTCATTGTATGTCAAGTCATAGGGAGAATAATAAAATAGAGCAGTTAGATGTGGATACAATTGGTGTGAGACTTTACGAAAATCTTTTGGAATCCAATTAAGTTCAGAGTCCATCATAAGACCATATGGATCAAAGAATTCAACTGTTTTATCATCTAATTTGAATACAGCACACCAATGTCCGTATGATGGTTTGACCTGATACAATAAGAACATGGCACCATGTTTTCCTAATGCTTCATCTAATGTCTTACATTTATATAAGTCTGAATATAACATGATTCGGGCCTTGCCTTCGACTAGTTTTAACACGTCCTTGTCTGATAAGGCGATATTTTTTAGTCTCTCTATATCTGAAGCCTTCATATATAATACGTTAGATTATAATAGATATGCACCATGCTCATGCAAGACACACATCGGATAATGCTTTAGAATGGTTACCCAACGACCTGGTAATTTCATAATCTCATCAATTTGTTTGTTATCCAGACCCATATATTGCTTGAGACAATATTTAATTTGATAGGATGAACCACTTTTATGAAAGAAGGTCCCGCCGTGCATCTCGTTCATTATCGTACGTCCAAGTTTCTTTTCATTTGGATTTACAAGATGATTTGTCATAATGATAGATATATCCATCTTTCTCCCTACTTCCATGATATCAGCTTGTAACTTTTCGATCTCCTTTTTGATATCTTCGTCGTGAACCGTATTACAGTCATCAAAGATAATCAAGGAACCTCCATCTATCTCAGAAATATCTATCGGGTCAGTAATTAATGAATCATCCAGAGTCACTTGTATCGGCTTCAATTTCTTATAAGCTGGATCATCTCTCGAATCTGTTCTTGAGAAGATGTAAATATCTTTTTTTGGATGCATCTTTCGATAACTCTTCGCTAGATTCGCAGCGTATGTACTCTTACCTGATCCACTTGGCCCCGCTATATACATAACAGATCTTGCTTTATCGTCTAACATGGGATTTACTGTGCTATTTTTTAAATTAATATCTTTTGTTCCTTCATAATCGTTCGGTCCTTTGTCATCCTTGATGTAGATGATTTCACCTTTGTATTTTCCATTATCTATGACAGCAATAGGTCTTCCTTTGCGTAGATTCAGCATTTATTATATAGTTTAGATATTAAATTTTGCCGATATATCATATTAGTTATAACTGTAGAAATAATATAAGTAATATATATAGATGCCTCTGAAAAAAGATTTTTACAAAAATATTCAGAATAAATTGAAAGTTGATAAATGTGTAGCAAAGTACGAAGTAGAGGATTTAGACTATTTGAGAAAGCCTATAGGGAAAGCAAATTTCAAAGAACCAGTTGAAGTTGTAAAACCTACTAAAAAACCGACTTGGAATGATCGTGTTAAATGTGATGTTTGTAACAAAGAATATAATCGTTCTGCTGGAACAAGTCATAGAGGCACCAAACTTCACCAAGCTTATTTAAATATGAATAAAAAACTAGTTGGATTGATTACCAAAGATACAGAGAAGTAATCAAAGATTACGCGTAAATTTCATTTACTTACGAGAAGTAATATAGATATTATTAATATTATGGATAAATATTTTATCTATAATATATATTATATACATAGAAAATGCCAAATTTAGATGTTAGTTTTGAAGATGAATTAAAATATGCCAAAGAATTTTACAAGAGTGCATGTGAAGGACTCAAAGAATCAGAATTCCCACCTGAACCAGATGATTTCTTGGATGATTATGAAGAGTATCGATCATCATGGGAGTTCCTGAAGGTCCAAATGTTAATGGAAGAAGATGAAGAGAAGGTAAAGGTAACAAAAGCTTTCTTAGGTTGTACTCTTTGTGTTTACATGGACTTTATGACTTCATTGAGTTATATTATGGAAAGAAAGTTAGATGAGCAAGATGCAGCTGAGGGTAAGATAGAATCATACGAATTTCCTAAAGAAAATGAAAATAAAAACCAGAGTCAGAACGAAAGTAAAAATTAATTTCTGAGATTAATATAGTAATGGCTACATTAATTCCAATTATAGCACGCGTTTTAGGACGTCTTGCACTTCCCATAATTTCTAAACTAATCGGATCTGGATTTACTTTTGAGTTAAAAGAGGTTCCTGATTATAATGAATATAAGAATGTTATGTTAAAACGTATGATAAAACAAAAATATCCAAAACATATCATCGAAGAATTCAAAAAAGCAAAAACCAATGACGATTTACAAAATATAGCTAATAAATTAAAAGGTGCTCTAGAAGCAAGATTACAATTTTACATTAATACTTTGAAAGATTTATTAGTTGCTAAAGTTGAAAAAACACCAGAATATAAAAAAGAGGTAGCAAAAGATAAGAAAAAATATAGAGCACATAAAGCTAAAAAAGCAAAAGATAATGTTCAAAGTGTTGTTTTTGATAAAGATATGTTTACTGTTGCTCAAGCCAAAGCATGGCTTAAAAAACATAAATATAAATACGGTAAAGTGGATAAGAAAGCTAACACTTTACGCTTTAGACAACAAGATCCTGAAACATATTCCAAATATCGAACTAAGAGAATCTCAGATGGTATTTTATTTGTTCTTGGTTTCAATGAACGTGTTTAAACGCATGTTATCAATAGAAGGAAATTAAACAAATATAAATATGCGAGTATTATCATATACATATGAAAATAGTTGATACTTTTATTTTCTATAATGAATTAGACATGCTTTATTTTAGGTTAAACGAACTATATGATACTGTCGATTATTTCGTGCTTGTTGAGGCAATACATACATTTATAGGTAATCCTAAACCATTATACTATGAAGAGAATAAAGATAGATTTAGTAAATTTTCCGATAAGATTGTTCATATTATAGTTCGTGATATGCCAATGTGCGCTACTGCATGGGATAGGGAATATTATCAGAGAAATGCCATTAAATGGGGATTAAATGAACTGGAATTAGATTATTCCGATTGTATAATTATATCCGATGTTGATGAAATTCCAGATATTGATACTATCAATAGTATCAAACGCTTTCATGTGAATGATGTATATTGTTTGGAACAAGATTTTTACTATTATAATTTGAACCATAGGTTTAATAATAAATGGTATCATGCTAAGATATGTAATAAGGACATTACAGACTTTAAGACTATCCAGGAAATAAGAAATAAAATATGTAGTCCTATTATTAAAGGTGGATGGCATTTCTCTTATTTTGGAGATGCAGAATTCATCAGTAATAAGATAAAACAGTTCTCGCATCAGGAATATAATAATCCATTTTATACCAATACGGATAAAATAAGGGATTTAATAAAGAATCACAAGGACCTATTTTCGAGAGATCACAATCCGGAATTTATCGAAATAGAGGATAATAAATATTTACCCAAAAATTATAAACTACTAATTTAATATATAATATAGATATTATATATATGAAATTAATGAATAAACTATCATTATTTAAATTTGATCATATCGTTACTGGCAAAGAATCTGTTTCATCTGATCAATTATTCAGAATGCTCAAACAGTGTGAAAATACAAAAATGGAAAAGGCAGTATTTGATTTATATTTACAATGTGATTCATGTAAAAATTACTACCAAGGCGAAGCTACTTTAGATGATGAAGGAAAAGAAATCATTATCCACCCCCAATTAAAAATTGTTAATTGGGGACAACATTTGTGTAAAAGTTGTGATAAGTGCATTAAAATAGAAGTGTATGAAGAACTCATTACAAAACTCAAAGAATAATCAAGTGTAATCTACACCTTCTTCTGCTAAAAGCTTATTATACTGTTTTAATATGCTTTTACTATATTTTTCCAGATGTGGTTCTATATCATGAATATTTTTCTCAGCTTGAGCCCAAAGAGGATGAGATAATGGAAATTTATTTAAAATCATTAATCTAATATCTTCAG